GGGCGTTCGTCTCTCCGAGGTCTCGGGCGGGTCAACCCGTGTGGTCGTCTTCCCCCACACTGAGCGGCATTTGGCGGACTAAATCAAGGGCTTTCTGCCCGGGGGGTTGCTTGTGCAGAACTCCGCGGTCATGCAGACGAAGCAGGCCGCGAGTCAGCAGTTCGACCACCTCGGCACGGCGATGGGCCGGCAGAAGTTCGGACGGGGAGGGGATTCTAGGCATGGGTTGTAGACCGGATAGTTAACACTCTACCTGTCACATGCCCCGTTGGTCCGGGTCTATGCACACCTGGGGCTGAAACACAGGCAAGCTGGGGTTTCAGGTGTAGCCAGAGGCCGGTTGCCCGCTGCACAGCCCCACCCCAGACCGTATCCTTAACCGTTATAATGAGGACGTTCCGGCACGTTAATCTATAATTTTCTTGAGGATTTCCGGATGAAGAGCTTTAAATGGCGGCGGTTTTCTGATCCTGAGTTCCTAGGGGGTATTGCTCCGACGCTGCTCTCTAAACTTCTCGAGCCTTTCTCGGATTTCTTCATCTCGCAGGGGGCATCGATCGCGTCCGACGCCATCGAGTACTCAGCGCTTGTCGGGGTTTTCACGAACCCTTCCGCCGGCATCCCCGAGGCGCTGCTGGAAACGCTCTACTATCTGGATGAGGTCTCGATCGATGCCTATCACGAAGACCTGGCCATTGCTTTGGGCAACGCCAGCGGCGCCGACGGGGTTCCCGCCGATCTCAGCACGGCCGATCTTGCGGTCCGTCTCTGGCTCGTGGACCGCATGGCCGTCGAACGGCTGCACGCCGAGCAGTACCTAACCAAGTACACGAAGTTTGAATCCTACGTCACCCGCGCACGCGACATCCCAAAACACCGCAGCCTCACCCCCGACCTCGAAGCGGTAATGACAACCGAGTTGGAGATCAGATTGCGGCCCCTGAGGCAGGGCGGCGCGGTGCGTGTCTATGGCTTCGAGCGCAACGGAGATCTTTGCTTCGTCGTCAGATTCGGTGGGCTATTCCAGCGAGGCCTCCTAGTCAAAGAAAATGAACCCACGGCGTTTGCCTATCAGCCCGTCAAGCACGGGGTAATGATTTACTACCCGAAGGTGGGTGAGTTGGGCGTTCACGCGGACGGCCGGCGGGTTACCCGCGCGTTCGTGGACACCGCGGGGCTATACATGTTCGGCTCAGAACTTGCTTTCGCGCCGGCTGACGCCCCGGGCAAGTATTCGCTCCAGCCGCTTCTAGATAAGGGTTCGGCCTCGCTCGATTGCAGCACAAACGACAACATGGAGAGCGCGGCTCTGGCAGAATTGCGATTCCGCTACCGTAGCGGACGGCCGCTTACCGCCTGTTATTCCGGCGACGACGTACTTGCCGCGTTTGATGCTTTAAGCATGCATATCCCGCACGGGGTTCTGCTTGTCTCGGCGGAGCTTCGGTATCAGGCTTCACGCAGCATCAAACCCAGGAAGGTAAGGGTGCGACCGCCGAACGTTGTGTCATACGAACGAGAAAGTGATGCCGAGTTCATCGAACCATGGCTGCTGGCAAACGGCTTCGTCAACGACCGTTTCAAAGCCGTAGGGATCGGTGAAGAATCGTTCTGGACCGCGTTCGACCGACGTCACGGATTGATCGCGGCACGGGGCGAGTGGATCGATGAGTTTGGTTCACTATTCCCACAACTCGATCCCCTGTTAGTGACCAACAACGAGAACTTGGAATCGGTGATCGTGAAACCGGTCGATGACACGGCCCCTGCCCAGCTACGGCGCGTCATCATGCATCCGGATGGCTCGCGTGTCGCGGTGGAGAACGAGCCAGGTGGCGATCGCATGCCAGTAACAAAAGTTGAAACAGCGGCGCTACGTCTGGATGTTGCTTTGCTCGCGGAACGGCTGGCCGCCACGCTTGGCCTTGAGCCGTCTTACGAGGTCATTGGCGGGCTTAGGGGGGCTTGGCAGGTGGGCGTATATCGACCCGTGGCAGGGGTCCGACCATCCTGTGTGCTGCTAAAACCCGATGACGCCCCCCACTTCGGGACACTTCTGGATGGGTTGGTTTCACGATCGATGACGCCCTGTATGGTCATGGTGCCAACCCGCCGCGTGGTGTCGGGCGACCTTGCAGCCCAAGCCGTTCGGCAGAAGATCGTGGTGGTGGTCCTTGACGAAATCACAATCCCTGAACCCGAGGGCTGGTTCCAGTTCAATCACGAGTGGCCGGAATTGATCGAGCAGCTCCGGCAGCTCGCCGTCCCCTCGTCTGAGGTGCGGTCAATCCGTTTCATGACGCCGCCCGATTGCACCTGGGGGGATGTCCGGATGCGGTTTCGGGATGTGGGCTGCAATGAGCTATCGATCAAGGTCAAGGGCGTGACAGGCGTCTTTACCCCCCTCGAGATGGGTATGGCCGACCGTCGCTCGAAGAAGCCGGATAGGCAGTGGGAGTTCCTTCGTTCGCTCGCGGATGAGCCCCACGGCATCCTCACGTGGGATAGTTCTGACGCGCACCGCAAAAACCGTGCATACCGGGACAAGCTCTCGAAGCGGCTACGGGAGTTCTTCGGCCTCGAAGACGACCCCATTCCCTATGATTTAAAAGAGAAGGGTTGGCGGTGGAAGTTCACGATTCGCCCTCACGACTGGGTTGAATAGCCCGCGCGAACCACTAGTGGTTGGGGAAACTTTGACGAACTCGCCGTTTTGGCGAGTTTTTTTGTGCCTATTACGTGCTGATACGCAGCAAAACGGGGGATGTGATGTGTAGAGGCCCACCGAATCCAGCGAGGCACGGCCACTAGTTGCCAGTCCCGGGTAACCGGTCTGGCGATCGACCTGTTACCCCCGCCCCTCGGGAGCCCAACGCCAGACCGGGTCCCAGGGGCTTTTTCGTACCCGGAGTCTGGCAATGGTTGCTCCCTCGACCCATGAACCCTATTTCCCCGAACCCTTGATCCGACAAGCCGCCAACTCGATCATCGGCAGATACCGACTCACCCGCTCGGACCTGCCCGACATCGAGCAATACATCCGACTGAGAATCGTGCAGGGCTGGGTACGGTACGACCCCAAGATAGCGCAGGCCAACACCTTTGCGGATCGCCTGGTCTGGGCGGCGCTGGCAACGTTCATCCGCGACCACACGCGGGGCAAACGTGATCCCCGACGGGTCGATGGCTCCCTCGATTCCTGTTCTAACGAACCGAGCACCACCCGACACGATCATGCGCACGAAGTCCTGCGCTTGGATACCAAGCTTGCCCTTGAGCAACTCGAACCGGATGACCTTCGCTACGCAGAAGCGATCAAGGACTACGGGCCTTATCAAGCCGCCAAACGAGTGGGATTGACCCGGCGCAAGGCCGAGTCAGCGCTCCGCCGTATCCGTTCGGTATTCGAAGCAGCGGGCATGCGGTGCTATGTCCAAAGCGACGCGGAGCGCAATTAATGAGCACTCCGAACCTGATCTCATTTAGTGCCGACGTGATCCGGGAATCCGTACCTGCCACTCTGCGCGACCGCACGCAGTGGGTATGTTGGCGGTCAGTCCAGCGACAAGGCAAATGGACGAAGGTGCCCATCCGCTCAGACGACGGCTCGATGGCTGATTCGACACGGCCCCCAACTTGGGGGCCCTTTGATCGCAGTATTCAAGCTGTCCAAGAATTGCCTGACGTGGCCGGCGTGGGGTTTGTTTTCAGCAGCGATGACCCGTACTGCGGTATTGATCTGGATGACTGCATCGTCGATGGGATGGTCGTACCCGAGGCACGACAGATCATCGATGGGTTTAGGACGTACACCGAGGTGTCGCCGAGTGGCAAGGGCGTGAAGCTGATTCTGCGCGGGACCAAGCCAGCGTGGGCGCGGTGTAAAGTTACGAAGATCGATGGCTTCGGAGCGGTGGAGATCTACGACAAAGACCGGTTTTTCACTATAACCGGCCGGCGCCTGCCTGGCACACCCGAAACCATCGCCGACGGGCAGGCCGCGCTCGACGAACTGTGCCAACAGCTCTGGCCCCCGAAGCAGCCCCGCGTTTCGGCAGAACCTGCCCGAACTACAGCCGCGATACCGGACGACCAATCGCTGCTGGCGCGGATGTTTCGCTCGAAGCAGGGCGACGCGATCCGCAGGCTGTGGGACGGTGATGTTTCCGATTACGGCGGGGATCACAGCGCTGCCGACCTGGCGCTGTGTAACCACCTGGCTTTCTGGACCGGGCGCGACCGAAACCGCATGGACCGGCTATTTCGGGGTTCAGGGCTTTACCGCGCCAAGTGGGAGCGCGAGGACTATCGAAACTGGACGCTCTCGCGAGCGATCGAGGACTGCACGGAAGTTTTTGGATCGAAGCCCAAGCGCAAAACCGGCGATCACGCAGCGCAGGGTGAATCAAGGAGTCAACCCATGGACGGGGACACTGACCCTCCGATCTTCCTCGGCGTCGAGGAATGGATCGCGATCGAGAAGACCATCGAAGCCCTGGGTCGAGACCCCGATCTCTACCAGCGGGGAAACGTGCTGGTCCGTGTGCTGCGGGAGCGCCAGGCCAACGACGGCGTGGTCCGGCCCGAGGGCTCGGCGACCATCGCCCAGGTGCCCGTAGCCAACCTGCGGGAGCGGATGACGCGGTACGGCTCCTTCGAATCCATGACTAAAAACGGCGAGATCGTCCCGGCGCGGCCGGCGGCGTGGCTGGTGTCCGGTGTCGATGCGCGGGGCGAATGGTCGGGCATACGGCACCTGATGGGGGTTTCCGACGCGCCGATCCTGCGGGCCGACGGCACCGTCTGGCAGACGCCCGGGTACGACGACATGACGCGCGTGCTGTTCGACCCGCCGGCCGGGATCGAGTTCCCGAGCATCGATCCCGGGGTGGACGCCGACGACGCCTCGGCGGCGCTGGATGCGTTAATGGAGATCGTCGAAGACTTCCGTTTCGAGTCCGACGAACACCGCGCGGCCTGGCTGGCGGCGTTGCTGACGCCCCTGGCACGGTTCGCCTTCGAGGGGCCGTCGCCACTGTTTTTGATCGACGCCAACGTCCGTGGCGCGGGCAAAGGACTGCTCACGCAGACCATCGGCCAGGTCGTGATGGGCCGGGAGATGCCGGTTTCCAGTTATGCCCATGACTCTGAGGAGATGAGGAAGAAGATCACCGCATTGGCCATCGCGGGCGACCGTATGGTGCTTCTTGATAACCTCGAGGGCAACTTCGGCAACGACGCCCTGGACCGGGCGCTGACCTCGACCCGTTGGAAAGACCGTATCCTCGGCAAGTCCGAGCAGGTCGATCTGCCGCTATTGCCGGTGTGGTACGGCACGGGCAACAACGTGCAGGTCGCGGCCGACACGACCCGGCGGATCATACATATCCGGTTGGATGTTCTTGAGGAGAACCCCGAAGACCGCACCGACTTCAAGCATCCGGACCTGATCGGCTGGCTCAAGCAAGAGCGCGGGCGCCTGCTTGGCGCGGCCCTGACCATCCTGTCGGCGTACATCCGCGCCGGCATGCCCAAGCAAAACGTGACGCCGTTCGGCAGCTTCGAGGGTTGGTCCCGACTGGTAAGAGAAGCCGTGGTCTGGGTGGGTCTGCCCGACCCGTGCCTGACGCGCGTCCGCCTGGCAGAGTCAGCCGACACAACCGCCGATGCGCTGGGGCAACTCATCGATGCGTGGGGTGCGATCGATCCGCACGGCTGCGGGGTCGTCGTCTCCGAACTCCTCGCCCGCCTTTACCCCGCCGAGATGCAATACCAACCGCGCGACGACGACTCGATCGCGATGCGGGCGGCGATTGAGAACGCGACCGGGTGCCCGCCGGGCAAGACGCCGTCCAACCGCCAGGTCGGCAACAAGCTTAAGACGTTCAGGCGTCGCGTGGTGGACGGCCGTTTCCTCGACACCGACGGGACCAAGACCAAGCACGGCGTGCGGTGGCGGGTCTATTCGGCGGCGTCCACGGCGGGGACATCTTTATTGCCCGGTGACTCTGGTGACTCTGATGACTCTATTTCGGCCACCTTCACGCGTGAGTTTTTATGAAAAGAATAAATATAGAGCCTGGCGGAAACAGAGTCACCAGAGTCATCAGAGTCACCCGCGCCCGTCTCGCGACTCGTTGGCGTGGTTCGCCCACCCCCGGAAGGTTTGCGATCCCCGTAGGGCACTACGCACCCGCGCAGGGCGCAACACGGGCCAACGTGTGGCCTCACGCGGGGTGCCAGAATGGCATATTTATTTAAATAATTAGGTACTTCCTGTGCATAGAGAGCAGGAGAGGCCGGCGGGAACGGGCGCATCGTTTGTTTGAGTTGGTTGCAGATGAAAGAAACACACCCCTAGGAACTAAACCATGAAGATCACTCTCACCCCGATCGACAATGTCAAGCCCTACGAGCGCAATCCCCGCCTCAACGACCCCGCTGTGGAGGCGGTGGCGCGGTCGTTGAAGGAGTTTGGCTTCCGCCAGCCGATCGTCGTGGACGCCGAGCACGTGATCGTCGTCGGCCACACGCGATGGAAGGCGGCGAAGCAGATGGGCCTGGCCAAGATCCCCGTCCATGTGGCCACGGACCTCTCGGCCGAGCAGATCAAGGCCTATCGCATCGCCGACAACCAGACGGCCACACTCGCGGAATGGGATTACAACCTGCTGCCGCTGGAACTGGCCGACCTGCAGTCGATGAACTACGAGTTGGGACTGTTGGGCTTCGCGGAAGACGAACTGAATCGCCTGCTTGCCAGCGGCGACGCGACCGGTGAAGGGCTGACCGATGAGGACGACGTGCCCGAGCCGCCGGACGATCCAATCACGCAGCCCGGCGACCTGTGGGCATTGGGCAAGCACCGTCTGTTGTGTGGAGACTCGTCCAAGCCCGCGGACCTGGACCGGCTACTCGACGGGGCGGTGATTCATCTCGTGAACGCCGACCCGCCTTATGGCGTCAAAGTTGAACCGCGCAGCAACAACGCCATCGCCGCCGGCAACTCATCGTTCGCCAAGGCGAGCAGTAAAGACAAAGGATCGGGCGGTCATCACCAGAAGTTGGACCTGGCCCGTCACCCCGAAAAGTCAAAGCCGACACACAAGCAGATGCGGGCTAAGGACCGGCCGCTCGCCAACGACTTCGTGACCGACGAAGCGTTCGACGAGATGCTCGATGCCTGGTTCAGCAACGCGTCCCGGGTACTGGTGCCCGGCGGATCGTTCTACATCTGGGGCGGGTACGCGAACCTCGGCAACTATCCCGCGCCGCTCAAAAGAGCTGGTCTGTATTTCTCTCAGGGCATCGTGTGGGACAAGCAGCACCCGGTTCTAACGCGGAAAGACTATATGGGCGCGTTCGAGATCTGTTTTTATGGATGGAAAGAGGGCGCGGGGCATAAGTTCCACGGTCCGAACAACGCGACGGACCTGTGGCACGTGAAGAAGGTCAACCCGCAGTCGATGGTCCACCTCACCGAGAAGCCAGTCGAGCTGGCCAAACGCGCGATCGAATACTCTTCCCTGCCCGGGCAGAACGTGCTCGACCTGTTCGGCGGGTCGGGTTCGACATTGATCGGCTGTGAGCAGACGGGCCGGCGGGCGTTCCTGATGGAACTCGATCAGGCCTACAGCGATGTGATCGTTCAGAGGTGGGAAAAGTTCACCGGGCGGAAGGCGGAACGGATCGCTCAATCTACCGCTGCCCTGCCGGAAAAAACCTCGACCGGGACGGCCGAGGTGGAAAACGGAGGTGGTTTGTGATCCTACGCCTCGCGGAACTGCGGCGGGTGGCCCTCAATCAGGGCATAGAACTCGGTCATGGCGTGCTCGTAGAAACCGTGTGCGTAGCCGGGAGAAACGTAACCCAAGCGCCCGCCCCCGGAGGGTTTTTCAAGCAGGCCGCGCTCGGTCAAGAGCTGCAGCGCCACGTTGACCTGCGTCATGGGTGCGTCGATCGCGTCGGAGATCGACTGGATCTTCACGCCCTCGCGCTGGTGGTCTTCGAGGTAGCCGGCCAGCTGCTCGAAGACCTGTTTCGAGCAGCGGTGGGCGTATTCGCGTCCGTCCGCCAGCTTGACGACCCGCTCCAGCGCCCCACCAAGTGTGCCTCGGAACTCAATGTCGCGGTTATCTATGGATCGTCGCACGGCTCACGCTCCCTTCGCCAGGGTGAACCGGCCGCGTTCGACCTTCTGGAACCGGGCGTCCTTGCCCTTCTTTTGCAGCTCGCGGAGGATCGCGCTGTAGAGCGTGGCGTGGGGCGTCTTACCGCCGCTACGGGGCGACCAGAGGTTCTGCTCGGTGATCTGTGCGACCAGCTCCTTCGTGCCCATCGGCTCTTTAGCTTTGCCGAGGACCTGCACGGCCGCGTCGATCAGGCTGAGCTTCTTCTCCTTCGGGGCACCGGCCTTCTTCGCGGCGGGCGTGGGCTTGTCGGCCTTGGCCTGCGCCTGGTTGACCCGGGCCCGCCGTTCGGCGATGGAGAGCTTCTTCTTGACCGGCTGCTTGGGTGCGCGCTTGGCGTCGTCTTTTCCGGACGCAGGGGCCAATGCAGGGGTCGCGACGCGGCCGCGCAGGCGCTGGGCGCTCTTGATCCGCACCTGCTTGTTCGTCACCAGGTTCGTGGCGTCCCAGCCCCCGCGCGGGTTCTCTTTGTCGATCCGCACTGGCACGACCTTGTCGCTGACCTTGGCGGTGTAGGTTTCGCCGATCTTGACTTCGTCCTTCTTCACGATGGTTCTCCTTTCGGGAGGGTTAATGAAAGCGAGCCGGGCTCACAGTCCCAGTTCGTCGCAGAGTTGTTCGTATTCGCCGGTGCCCAGCAGTTCGATGAGGAACTCGCCGAACCAGGCGACCTCGCGTTCGATCTGCGGCTCGGGTTCGCCGTGCCGCAGCCCGCACTTGGCGGCGATCAGCGCCACGCCGTGTGGCGAAAGGTTCTCGCGGAGCGCGACCGCGAGCAGGTGTCGCGGGTTCGGTTCGTGGTTCGTTCTGGACATGGCGTTCTCCTCTTGGGGGTAGGTTCAGATGGTTCAATCCGCGAAGCGTTGAAGCTCGCGCAGGTAATCGTGGATCATGCTGTTGGTGCCCCGCACCCCGTCGAGTTGCAGTTGCAGGCATTCGGCCATCGACCAGAGGTCGTCTTCGCTGTCGGCCTGGACGTGGTGGACCCGGCCGTCGGGCTGCGTGGGGGTGAGGATCGTGACGGTGATGTATTCACTATTCCGGGGGCGGGTGATGGTGGCGTAGTGGCCGTTACCGGCGTCGCCTTCGAGATCGATTCGGGTGGTTCGCATGGCGTGTCTCCTGTTGCGTGTGCGTGGTTACTTCTGCTTGCGGCTCTTTTTGCCTGCCTCGAACCCGGCGGCGTAGGCGTCGAGCAGCGCCTGCTTGATGCTCCAGACCGCCTGTTCTTTGAAGTCCAGGCTGTCCATCTTGCGGGTCTCGAGCGTCTCGAGGTCGAGCACCTCCCGGGCGATCCGGTCGGCGGTCTTCAGGGCCTGCTTGGTGGGTTTGGCGTTTGCCATCGCGGTTCTCCGTGGCTTGGTGTTCGTGGTCTTCACGGTCACATTAAGCCTCGATCCGGGCCGGACATCAAGGCATTAATTCCAGTATTTGCAGTTATTTAAGAGATTTTCATGGCGTCCCCCCAGCCCCCCGAATCCGGCGAAGAATCGCCCCTGAACCCCGCCGCCGTGCCGGTCGAGCAGTTGGCCCGGATGCTTGGCCTGCCTACGGATCACCTACGCCAACACGTGGCCCAGGGCGCGCCCACGAACGCGAATGGCACGGTGAACGTGGTGCATTACGCCGCGTGGCTGAATACCCCCACGGGCCAACCTGTGGCCCAGGACGGGGATGACCTGTAATGGCGATGGACCTGCGCGCGCTATCCCCGACCGAACTGGTCCGGCTGCTGAACAGCACGCCGGCCGGGACGGTCGTGAACGCCGCCAAGGTCCACCGGCAGATGAACGAAGCGGGCCTGAGGATCACGGCCTCGGGCGACCCGCGCAAAGTGAACCTAATCAAGTACGTGGCGTGGCTGGCACGGCAACGAGACAAGCCCGCCCCCCAGGCGATCTCGTATGAGGAGCGCAAGGCCCGCGAGGCCGAACGCAACCGGGCGCTATCCCGCGCCGGCCGCGACATCGGTCCCCCACCGCCCCCGGAGGATGAAGCGCGTCGCGCGCGGTGTGCCGAATCATTCCGTGGGTTCTGTGAAGAATACTTCCCTGCGGCATTCCACCTGGCATGGAGCGACGATCACCTACGGGTGATCGCCAAGATCGAACGCGCCGTGATCGATGGCGGGCTGTTCGCGTTCGCCATGCCGCGCGGCAGCGGCAAAACCACGCTCGCGCGCATCGCGGGGCTGTGGGCAATCTTGTATGGCTACCGGCCCTATGTGTGCCTGATCGGTAGCGCCGAGGACCAGGCTAAGAGCATGCTCGACGCGATCAAGCGGGAGATGCTGGCCAACGCGCTGCTGCTGGCGGACTTCCCCGAGGCGATCTACCCGATCCGCAAGCTCGAGAACAACGCCCGACGCCAGATCGGCCAGCTCTGCCGGGGCAAGCCCACGTACATCACCTGGTCGGCCGACCGCCTGGTCATGCCCACAATTGAGGGTTCCCCGTCATCGGGCGGCATTATCACCGTGGCGGGTCTGGACTCAAACATCCGCGGGCAGCAGCACACCCGCATGGACGGGACGATCATCCGGCCTTCATTGGTCATCCTGGACGACCCGCAGACGCGCCAGTCCGCCAACTCGCCGGCGCAGACCCGCCACCGGCTATCGATCCTCAACGGGGATGTGCTGGGGCTCGGCGGGCCGGGCGTGAAGATGGCCGGGTTCATGACCTGCACGAAGATCTATCACGACGACCTGGCGGACCAGATCCTGGACCGGTCGCGGAATCCCGAGTGGCAGGGTGAATGCACGAAGCTGATCTACCGCTTCCCCGAGTCGGCCGACGCCGAGAAGCACTGGGATAAGTACGCGCAGCTCCGGGCCGAGAGCCTGCGTGAGGGACGGGACGGCTCGGAGGCAACCGATTACTACGAGCAGAACCGCGACGCCATGGACGAGGGATCGGCTGTCGCGTGGCCGCAACGGTTCAATCATGACGAGGTCAGCGCTCTGCAGCACGCGATGAACCTGAAACTGCGGGACGAGCCCGCGTTCTTCGCCGAGTACCAGAACGAACCCGTAGCCGAGCAGACCGAGGAGGACGTACTCACGCCCGATCAGGTGGCGCAGCGCGTCAACGGCCGGCCCCGGAAGCAGGTGCCGGTGGAATGCACGCGTCTCACGGCGTTCATCGACGTGCACGACAAGCTGCTCTACTACACCGTGTGCGCCTGGGCGGAAGACTTCACCGGGTACGTCATCGATTACGGCACCTACCCGGACCAGAAGCGGTCATTGTTTTCACTGCGTGATGCGAAGAAGACGATGGGCGACCTGATGCCCGGGGCGGGTGTTGAAGGCGCGGTGCAGGCGGGGCTTGAGCAACTGGCATCGACGTTAACAACCACCGCGTGGTCACAAGGGGAGGGATCGATCCGGATGGAGCGGCTGCTCATCGACTCGGGTTACCTGCCGGGTGTCGTTGCCAATGTCTGCCACAAGCTCTCAGGTACTGGAATGCCGTCGAAGGGCGTGGGCATCAAGGCGGGTAATAAGCCGATGGCGACCTACCGGCGTCGGCCGGGCGAGCGCCACGGCCATCACTGGTACGTGCCCAACGTCTCAAAGACCAGCGAGTTCCGGCACGTGCAGATCGATACGAACTACTGGAAGAGTTTTGTCCATGCCCGCCTGGTGGTTGCGCCGGGCGACCGTGGGGCGCTGACGCTGTTCGGGGATGTGAATTCGAAGGGGGCGGGCCACAGGCTGTTCGCGGATCACATCGCCGGGTCGGAATCCTGGACCCGCACCCAGGGCCACGGCCGGACCGTGCAGGAATGGTCGGTCCGACCCTCCAAGCCCGACAACCACTGGTTCGACTGTCTGGTCGGCTGCGCCGTCGCGGCGTCGATGGGTGGTGTGAAGCTGGGCGTCGAGCAGATCGGTGAACCGCGTAAGCCCCGGATCAAGCTCTCAGAACTACAGGCTACCAAACGATGAACCCAGAGCACCCCGCCAATCCGCAGACGCGCCAAAAGCCCAGCCGAGACGACATGGGCTTGGCCTGCCCATCGTGTGGCTGCCGCCACCTGCCGGTCTGGTACACCCGCCCCAAGCCCGGTTACGTGCTGCGGGTCCGTATCTGCCGTCATTGCGGGAGAAAATCAACCACAAAAGAGAAGCTGTAGTGCCATTGTCATATCGGCACGCTGTCTCGGTCGAGCCGAATCAGTTCAACCGCATAACGCTCAGCAATCGGGTTCAGGCTCTTGTCCAGTTCGAAGGCAACGAGCGCCGAGCGGCTTGCTTCGAAGTCCACTTTATGCAGAACACATGCGAGGTGGCGGTACTTCACGGCCTGACAAAGACCGTCGAGTTGATCGGGGCCTTGGGTTACTTCAATCTCTACCGCCACATAACGACCTATCTGATCCCTAAGGAGAATGTCGATCCGGTCGCCCGAGGGCATGACAACCTCGGTGCCCACATGCTCAAGCCCCTGCTCACCGAACACCGCCTCCGGATGATCAGCAACGTACTGTTTTAATGCCTTATGGACGGGGCCCTCCCCGCCGGGCCCGTACTTCGGCGGAACATACTTCGGGGGCTTGAAGTGCTCTCGCTTGGGCGGTTTCGATGTGAAGATCGCGGCCAACTCCAGGAATTGATCCTTTGTGATCTCTTTTAGGCCGGACCGCTTCTCGCCGAATCCTCGAAAGACATACGCAGGGGAGAACCCCAAGACCTTGCACACCTTCGCCCGCGGAATGAATCCCGCATCGTTGTGTCCACCAGTTTCAATCTTCCACCGCCACCAGATCTCGGATTTGTCCGTATACATGGAAATCGGACGGCCGGTGCCCATCATCTTCGACGTGACCTCGCCAATTGTGACCACACCCTGTCGACCATTCGGTTTGGCCTTGATGATCTTCACGCCATCTTTATCTGGAACGATCTCCGATCTACCCATCTGAGCTTCGTAGATCATGACACGGTCGCCTATTTCGATGCGATAACCGGGCGTCTCCCTCTTGTCGGGAAGATAGATGCCGCGATGCTTTCGCGGAGGCTTCGATAGTGAGGGCCACTGCGTTGTCAGCCAGTACCGCATCATTAGGCTCCTTATCCGTTCATTCCATATATGGAACTTTATCATTGTCTGCAATCATCAGCGTGCGCGAGGTCACTACGCGCGGCGTAAGTGATCTGTAGGGGGCTTCCTCCCTACAGGACACTGCCGTTGCCCGATCCGACGCCAACCGAACTTGACGACACGATCCGCCAGAACGCCACCGGCCCCGCCCGGGCGAGCGTGGACGGTCAGTCTGTCGATCAGCACAGCCTCGCGGATCAGATCGCGGCCGACCGGTATCTGGCATCCAAAAAGGCCTCGCGCAAGGCGGGCCTGGGCGTCAAGACCACCAAACTCATCCCACCGGGAGCCGCGTGATGAAGCTCCCCTTCCTTTCCCGGCCTCGGAAGACCCAAACCACCCCGCGTGAACGCTCATACCGCGTGATCCGTGGCAAGTTCGACGCCGCTCAAACCACCGATGAGAACCGTCGGCACTGGGCCAACGCCGATCTGCTGAGTCCGGATGCCGCCGCGTCGATGGACGTGCGGTCGATCCTGCGCAGCCGCGCCCGGTACGAGGTGGCGAACAATTCCTATGCCAGGGGCATCGTCCTGACATTGGCCAACGACACCATCGGCACCGGCCCGCGTCTGCAGATGCTCACCGAAGACCCCGACGCCAACACCGCCATCGAGCAGGCGTTCATGCGCTGGGCAAAGAGCATCGGCCTGGCCGAAAAACTGCGGACCATGCGGATGGCCCGCGCCGAATCCGGCGAAGCGTTCGCCATCCTGACCAGCAACCCCGATGTGGACGGCCCCGTCAAGCTCGACTTGCGGTTGATCGAACCCGACCAGGTCACGACCCCGCTGTCGCGCCGGTCCATGACCGATGACGGGGTGGACGGGGTTGAGTACGACCGATTCGGCAACCCCACCCATTATCACGTGCTCAAGCAGCACCCCGGCGCTGGAACGCTGGGCGTCACAGGAGGTTCGGATGATGACTACGACCGTATTCCTGCCGCTTCTGTCATTCATCTGTATCGCGTGGAACGGCCGGGCCAGAGCCGGGGCATCCCGGAACTGACACCGGCGCTGCCGCTTTTCGCACAACTGCGACGTTACCGGTTGGCGGTGCTCGGCGCTGCCGAGACCGCAGCGGACTTCGCGTTGGCTCTCTACACCGACGCCCCGCCCAACGGCGAGCCCGACGCGGTGGAACCGATGGACGTATTCGAGCTTGAGGCCCGGATGGCGACGACGCTACCGCAGGGCTGGAAGCTCGGGCAGGTCAAGGCCGAACACCCCAGCACGAACCACGTCGAGTTCGTCATGTCGATCCTGGCCGAGATCGCCCGGTGTCTGAACATGCCGTTCAACGTCGCGGCGGGCAACAGCTCGGGCTACAACTACGCCTCCGGTCGCCTGGACCACCAGACCTATTACAAGGCGATCCGGGTCGATCAGTCCCACATCGCCGACAAGGTACTCGATCACCTCTACCGGGGGTGGCTTAATGAGGCCATCCTCGTGACCGACCTGCTGCCTCGCTGGGTGCGCACCGCCGAGTTCACCTCCCTTAGTCATCAATGGTTCTGGGACGGGACCGAGCACGTCGATCCGGCCAAGGAGGCCAACGCACAGGCCACACGGTTGTCGAACAACACCACCACACTCGCCAACGAATACGCCCGGCAAGGACGCGACTGGGAGACCGAACTGCGCCAACGCGCCAAAGAGGTCGCGCTGATGCAGGAGTTGGGACTCTCGGAAGCGGCCGCTCAACCCGCGCAGGACGAAGCCGTGACCACCGATCCGGAGGAAGAAGATGCCTGAGCAGACCACCCAACTCACACTCACCGCACCGCTCCAGATCAGTGCTGCATCTGCGCCAAGCGATGCGGATCAGTCCGGCGGGGGTGACAAACTCCGTCGGTTCCAGATGACCGCGTACACCGGCGGGCCGATGACACTCGCGGGCTGGCGCTACCCGGTTGTGGTGGACCTGGCCGGGCTGAACGTTGGTGACAACTCAAGGCCCATCTTCCTCGGCCATCAGCAGGACGTGGACGACGTGGTTGGGCAGACCGACCGCATCGAGATCAGCGACGGCCAACTTATCGCGGCGGGCAGCGTGCTGGGCGATTCGCCCCGCGTCCAGCGTGTCGTCGCCCTGGCAGACAAGGGCTTCCGCTGGCAGGCGTCGATCGGGGCGCAGGCCAAACAGGTGGACTTCATCAAGGCCGGGGCGAACGTCGTCGTCAACGGCCGCAGTTTTGACGGCCCGCTCAACGTAGCCCGTCAATCCGTGCTCGGCGAGATCAGTTTCGTGCCGCTGGGGGCGGACACGAACACGTCGGCACTCATCGCCAATCATCAACCGACCCCTCACAAGGATTTACCCATGGAATTCAACGAATGGCTCCGCGCCGGCGGATTCGACCCCGAGACACTAACCGATGAACAAACCGCCACCCTGCAGGCGTCCTTCGACGCCTCCCAGACAACGGCAACCCTCCCCAACCCCGATGACGACGATGACACGGAAGACCCCGTGCAGAACCTGCGCGCTTCAGCGGCCGGTGAACTGCGTCGCCAGTCCCGCATCCTCGAGATCTGCGGCCAAAGCCACCAGGCCATCGCCGCCAAGGCGATCGAAGAGGCGTGGGACGAGACGAAGACGGAATTAGAAGTGCTCCGCGCCTCCCGCCCAAGCTCTCCCGCTCCCGGCGGAAGCACAGATCGGACGCCTGACCACAACGTCCTCGTCGCCTCCGCGTGCCGAGCCGGGGGCATGACCGATCAACACGCCGTCTCGCTTTTCGGCGAGAAGACGATCGAGGCCAGCGACCGCTTCCGAGGGGTCGGGTTCCAGGAGTTCTGCGAGATCGCCTCGGGCCGGCAACTGCCGCGCTACCAGCAGGACGCCACCGGCTGGCTGCAGGCTGCGTTCAGCACGCTGTCCCTGCCGGGCATCCTCAGCAACGTGGCGCACAAGATGCTGCTGGACGGATTCAATTACGTCGAGGACGCCTGGCGTCGGGTCTGCAAGATCGGGTCCGTCTCCGACTTCAAGGAGCACACCCGCTACCGGCTGACCGACGACATGAAGTTCCAGCCCGTAGCCAAGGGCGGCGAACTCAAGCACGGTAAGCTGGGCGAAGAGGTCTTCACCCAGAAGGCCGACACCTTCGGCATCATGTTCTCGCTGGAGCGCAAGGACATCATCAACGATGACCTGGGGGCCTTCGCCGCCATCCCGCAGGTGTTGGGCATGGGCTCCGCCGAAGCGATCGCCGAGGCGGTGTTCGAACTGCTCTTGTCGAACCCGGGCAGCTTCTTCTCCAGCGGTAACAAGAACTTCCTCTCCGGCGTGGATACGGCGCTATCGATCGACAGCCTGACCGCTGCCGAGCTGCTCTTCCTCGAGCAGACCAAGCCCAACGGCCGGCCGCTGAGCGTGTCCCCCCGGATTCTCTTCGTGCCCCCGGCGCTGAACGTGCTGGCCTCGCAGTTGATGAACGCCACGGCGGTCAACGAGACCACCACGGCCAACAAGCCCAAGGTCGCCACCAACCCGCACGCGGGCAAGTTCGATGTGGTGACATCGGCCTACCTCTCGAACGCGTCGTTCACCGGGGCCAGTAACAAGGCATGGTATCTGTTCGCCGACCCCAACCGCCTGCCCGCGCTCGAGGTCGCGTTCCTCAACGGCAAGCAGACGCCCACCGTCGAGCGGGCCGACGCCAACTTCAACACGCTGGGCATCCAGTTCCGCGGCTACATCGACTTCGGTGTCAAGGAACAGGACCACCGCGGCGCGGTGAAGGTCAAGGGCGAAGCCTAACCCCCCCGGAATACCCCGGAACACCCCCTAACTATTGAGGAGTTTTGATAAATGCCTACCGCAACCTTTATCCATGACGGCAACACGCTCGATTACACCCCAACCAGCGATGTCGCGGCCGGTGACCTGGTCTTCGTCGAGAGCATCCTCGGCGTGGCCAAGCACGATATCCCGGCCAACACGCTCGGATCGCTGGCCGTCCGTGGCGTTTTCGAGATCGCCGCCGAAGCGCCCATCAACTACGACTTCGGCGTTCCGATGTACTGGAACCAGTCCGAAGCGCAGGTGACCTTCGACGACGACGGCGGCACCCGCCCGCTGGTGGGGTATGTCGCCACGCCTTCACCGGCGGCGGCCAGCCAGACGGTCCGCGTCCTGCTGCGATCGTCGCCGGCCGGGTAATGACCTATGAGTAACCTCCTCCGTCAAGGCACGCAGTGGCTCGGGCAAATGCGCACGGCGCACTGCTCGAGCGTCGTGATCTACCAGCGGGCCGGTCAGCCGGACCTGCAGGTGAACGCGACGTTCGGGAAGACGAACTACGAGGTGGCGGACGAATCGGGCCTGACGACCGGCAGCCACGTCTGGGACTTTCTGGTCCTGGCGGAGGAACTGGTCAACGGCGAGCCAAAACCCGGTGACGTGTTGGTAACCGACGGCCGGCGATTCGAGGTGCTGGCCTGGGGCAGTGACACGAAGGGCTGGCGATGGAGCGATCCGTACCGGCAGACGTACCGCATCCACACCAAGGATACCGGGGGCATCGGCCCCGCGACGTAAGACGCGGCTGACAGGAACGAGAACACACGTATGGCACTGACACTGGACATCGCGGACGCTGTGGTCGCGGAACTCAACGCCGCGCCACCGGGCACGTTCGATCCCGCCTTCACGGCGGTGCGGCGCGTGCTGCCGGTCTTCGACCTGGCCGAGATGGCCGACCTGCACGTCAGCGTAGTGCCCCGCGCCATTGACATCGCCGGCGCGACACGGTCCGCCAGCCAGTACGACGTGCAGATCGACATCGGAGTGCAGCAGAAACTCCTCTCCAGCGATGGTGAACTTGATCAGCAGGTCCCGCCGCTGTGCGTGCTGGTCGAACAGATCGCCGCCTACCTGATGCGTCGTGTTCTACAGACATTACCGGGTGCGGTCTGGGTGCGGCTGGCCAACGACCCCATATACGCGCCCGAGCATCTATCCCAACTGCGCCAGTTCACCAGTGTCCTGACCCTCACCTACCGGATCACGAGGTAAGCCCGTGCTCAACGCGAACTACACACAGACTGTCCGCACCGTGTCCGGGGTTGAAGTTAAGCGCATCGCGGTGAACGCGTCCAGCAACGCGGCGGCCGGCAACACGCTCATCACCGCCTTGCCCGGCAAGCGCATCGGCGTGCTGGCCGCGTGCCTGATCGCGACGGGTGATGTGGTTGCCACCTTCTACTCCGGCCCGGCGAACACCGGCACGGCACTTTCCGGGGGGCTGGCGCTGGCCGCCAACGGCGGGTTCGTGATCAACGCACCCACTGATCCGGGGGTGGCGTGGCTGATGACTGCGCCCGACGAAGCGTTGACCCTGCACCTGTCGTCCGCCGTGTCTGTCGGCGGCTGGCTCGTTTACTTCGAAGTGGCGGAGGCCTCCTGATGCTGCCCGTAAGCGGTGCCCAAGTCTGGCTCAAGGCCGATGCCGGCGTGCTCAACGCGTCGGACCTCCCCGCATCCCACGGCGAGTCGGTTAAGACGTGGCAGGACCAGTCGGGCAATGGCAACCATGTCACACAGTCCGTCGCCGCCCGGCAGCCCACGTTTAACACGGGCGTGCTGAACGGGATGCCGGCCATCTCGTTTGACGGGGGCGACGACCTCCAAGGCACATACGCCGACGAATGCGGGACGATCTACGTCGTGGGCAAGGTCGCGAATAACGCCGCGCTGCGGACCTGGGCCGGCGGCATGGGGCCCTTCGGGGACGGTATCGGCAACGACGCCTGGTATTTCCAGCCGTACGGCCTGTCGGTTGGGAATACGTTCATCCGCACCACGTCGACTGGCAGCAGTTCGGATTTTAGGGCGTACCTGCCATACGCCACCGGTCGGACCGCGAGCCGCCCCTATATCCAGATGGGCCGGCACAACGGCTCGAGCATCGATCTTGGCCGAAACGGCTTCATCAAGGCGACTGACACCTACTCCGGCTCGCTGATGCCGATCGCCGCCCTGGCGGTCGGGGCGGGCTTTTATAACGGTAACCTGGTCGACCGGCTGGTCGGCGACATCCACGAACTGATCATTTTCGACCGCGCGCTGACCGACGAAGAAGACGCTTTGATGCACGGCTATCTTCGCCGCTGGTTTGGCGGCGACGGTTTCGACGCCGCGCCGGTCGTCAGTGCATCCTGGTACGGCGATGGCGGCGGCGCGACGGATGAGAATCAGGCGCTCTACATCGGAACCTCGGACGACGCGACGACCTACACGGACAAGCACGCCGCCCAATGGATACCTGACGGACAGGTGGTGCGCGATCCGTCGCTGATCTATGACCCGTCTGGCGGATATTGGTGGATCGCGTACACCAACAAGCACTATAGCGTCAGTTCGACCAGCTTCAGCGTCATGCGGTCGAAGGATGGCAGGCTATGGGACCATGTGTCAGATGTCAGCATGGCGTCTGTGCCAGGCGCCTACTTCACATTCGCACCGGAATTCTACTTGGATGATGACGGCCTGCACGTCATCGTCGGCGTGGGCAACGCTTCCTCGGCGTTTGAAATGTACGAGACCCATCCAACCAACGCGGCGCTGACCACCTGGTCAGCGCCGGTCAAGCTGACCGGGCTGCATACCAACGTCGTCGATGGCATGGTGCGCAAGGTCGACGGGGTCTACCAGCTCTGGCACACCGACCGGACGGTCGGGCCGTGGCAGAACGTCTTGGCTAAGGCAGACGCGCTCACCGGTCCCTACACCTACGATCCGGACCTTTCCGGCAACTGGCAGGCGAACCCGTACACCGTTGAGGGTCCGTATGTGATGGGGCTCGGCGGGCGGATCGTTCGGCTGCAT